CTGGACAGCGGCAAGGTCCAGGGTTAAGGAAGTCCACTTCAGACTTGTCCATTGGACTGCCCGTTCTGGGCTGCCTGCAACTCCCCGGACATCCGCTCGGCGAACGGGTCGGTGGCGCGGGCACGCTCCTGCTGTTCGTTCAGCACAGTGGTGCCAATGTCTTGGGGGAAGACGTAGCCGCGAATCTTGGCGATCTCCTGCCGCGCCCACTCCGAGTCGACCAGACCAGAGTCCACCATCTTGAAGATCTCCTCGACCTGCTTGTCCTTGTTCGCCGGGATCGTGTCGCCATAGATCGGGACAGCGACGGATGGCGTTGAGATCTGCTCGTATGCAGGAAGCCACATCTGGCTGAGGTCGTAGAACATCTGCCGGTGAACGTCGGTGATGACCTGCTCGCGTTCGCTGACCTTCGCCAGCATCGGCCCGAGCTGGAGGATCAGCGAGATCCCCGACTCTGCAATCGAGACGTCCACCTTCCCGATGGCTGCGTCGGGCGTGCCGGTCGCCTCCTTGATGGAGTTACTCAAGTATGCAAGGTGATCCAGGACCGGCTGGACCGAACCGACGCCGGACACCCGGGTGAACTTCGAGCTGGGTGGATGTTCCACGACCGATCCCGGGCCCATGATCCAGTCGGTGATAGCACCAGTCTCATCCTTCGGCGGACCACCGTCCGTCGCGAACACACCCAGACCATCGAGGGCCAGCGCCAGCTCCTGATCGGAGATCGCCTGATTGATGGCGGCGATGACCCGCTCCACGCCACGGATCTCCGAGCTACCGAACGGATCACCCGGCGTCTCGAAGTTGCGAATGTGGTAGACCGGGATGGACTTGATCAGCGGGTTGAGCTGAGTCGGAGGCTTCACCACCTTGACGGGGTTGAGCCGGATGTCCTCCCAGGCCTTCGGATCGAAGTACCCGATGCTGTTCCAGATCGTGGTGTCCGACCCGTCGTTGGTGCTGGGATCCTGCCCCTTGGTGTACGTCTGCCGCTTGAGGAAGACGTCATCCCCGACTTGGACCTGCTCCACGATGTGAACAGCGACGATCTTGTCCGGGTCACCGCCATCCTTCACGTCTGACTCGAACACCGGGAAGTAGCTACCCGGGTCGAGAGCTTCGATAGTGATGCGTGAGCCGGGCGGCTTGAGATCGTTGGCGATGACATGCCAGCACCAGTCGCCACGGATCATCCCAAAGCGCTTGTTCGCCGCGAACTTGCTCCAGAACCTCTCCCTGCGGAACAGCAACGTGAGGCTGTCGTGGAGAACCTTCTGGTCTGCGTCGGTGCCCACGTCGGTCTCGACGGCGAACGCGAAGTCCCGCGCCACGTACCGGTTCGTCGTGTCCACGATCGTCCGCGCTGTGGGGATGTAGATGGGGTCCGCGTCGGACCCGCGCATCTGCAGACGGAAGGTGTCAGGCACGCTCCAGTAGATCTGCTCATAGATCTGGTACCCGGCGACTCGCTGCGCGTCCAGCGGACCCATCCACTCCGGGAGCGCACTGATGAATGGGACCACCGTGCTATACGGGGTCAGCTCAGTCGCCTGCACGGTCATGTCTGTGTGCCTTCCTGTCGTCCGCTTTGGACAATCCTAATGGGAAGGGGTCCAGGCCTCCGCCACCATAGCTTGGACCTGGACCCCGCTCCCGCCCGGGAGGCGAGGAGAACTCTACCGGCGCGCCATCCCGAGCAGCCATGCCTTGAACGTGAGCCTCGCTTCCACCATTCGATAGAACTCCTCAAGCTCTGTCGCATGACCACCCGACCACGCCTCAGCCTTGAGGTTCTGCGCCTCGACCGCAGCCGCATACTCAGCCACGAGGTCACGGTGGAGACAGCGCGGGTAGCACTTCAGCATCCGCTTACTACATGGCAACCCCACTCACCCCTTCTTGAACCGCGCCTGCCTCACTGAGGTAACACCTGCCTTGTGTTCCGGCTGTCCGTAGTGGCCGATGTAGAACCGACCCAGCGCCTCCGGTGTGTGGTCGTCCTTCTTGAGTGGGTTCTCTGGGTTGTTCTTGTCGCGCTTCTCTTCGCCACTCGGGTACCGGTAGTCGTTGAACTCCCGGATCGTGTTCTTGCACTTGCGGTTGATGAACAACTTGGGCTTGCGCTCGGGGTCGCCGTACTCAAGGTGGAGGTTGCGCACCTTCAAAGCCTCACGTATGTAGCGAAGGCGCGTTTTCAACTCGCCTCCTGTTCCGCCACCAGCCGGGATCTTCAGATGACGTTCCAGCGCGAGTGTGTCGCCGGGCTCGGCCGGGTCCGGGTAGAACATCTTCAGGCTGTCCGGTGCGAGGCCACGCGAGCGGATCTCGCGGGCTGCGTCATCGATCGTGTAGCCGGACTCGTACATCTCATCCAGCACGTACACGTTGTCCCAGACATCGATCTGGACCAACAGCCAGACGAACGGGTTCGTGAAGCCGTAGTCGACCGCAGCGAACAGCGGCCAGCGTGGCTCGTACTCGAAGTCGCGGACGTGGACCTCCTCATCGAAGTCCTTGAACACTCGCCCCACGTACTCGGAGAAGTCGGCCCCAATCTCCTGCTTGAAGGTGATCTCGTCCAGGTCCCGGACCATCGCCGCAATCTCGGGGTCGATGCCCAGCCGCTTCACCAGCGCTGCATAGTTGAACCCGCCCTCATCGAGAGAAGCACGGAGAGTGGCGATTGCGGAGTCTGTCGCGCCACCCGGGTACACGTACGGGTTGAACCACGACGGGATACGCCAGGATGCCCAGTCTTCGTTGTTCGTGTCCTGGCCCATCATCCAGTTGTCATAGAACCAGTTCTTGCCCTCGGGAGTTGAGGCGTGGATTGACCAGCCTGCGAAGTCGGACAGCGTGGGCCGGATGTACTTAGACCACACTGACTCCTTGAGCTTCGCAGCCTCAGCCATGATGACACCGGCCAGGCCCTCACCCACGAGACGTTCAGGGTGCTTCGCCGACTTCGCTATCACGAGGTGCTTACCCTGGAACAGCGACAGCTGCATGTCTCCACTGTGCGCATCGTAGTACGAGCCCGGCCGGTCCATTGGTACGCCCCAGCGCTTAATGGCGTCCCAGTGCTTCCTGAACTCCTTCTCAGAGTCCGTGTACTCAGGCCCCACGATCCAGAACTCATTCCGCTTGCCCAGGTCCTCAAGCTGTGAGAGCATGAGCTTCGTCACCAGGACCTCAGCGTCCAGCTCAGCCGCGCCGATCTCCGACTTGCCCAGCCGTCGTCCGGCCGACACGACGCGGTGCCTCGCTGGGTTTACGAGGACCTGCGCCTGGCGCGAGTGCGGCATGAACTTACACGAACGCCACACCTTCCATGCCAGCTGGCGCTTCGCAGCTAGCTCCAGGACGTACGGAGCCTCAGCAATCGCTGTCACGGACCACACCCAGCAATTGCTTCACGGCCAAGCAGGACATCGATGGTGGCGGACCGACCCGGCCGCTACTCTCCCACTTAGCAATGAGACCTTCCATCTTCTCTATGGTCTTGTCCCGCCGATCCACGAACTGGTTGATGAAAGTGGCAAGAGCCTGCGTGTGCTCGCCGGACAGGTAGCAACCAGCACCCTCAGAGGCGTGCTCGCTCAGCCGCTCGTATGCATCCTGCGTCACGTCGGGACGGCTCTTGTCAATCGGACTCATGCTTGCTCCGCTTCTTCGGTCGGCCCAGTACCAACGCCACGACAGGCGTAGCGATCATCAACGCTGTTACGCCTATCGCCCAAAGGACATCAGGCATCCTGTTCGGCTTCTCGGCCCTGGCCCATGCGATCGAGGCGTTCCTTCGCCTTCGCTGCCTCGGCATCGCTCAGCTCGCCCAGCGCGTCCTTGAGTACCGCATCCCACGGGTCCTCAACGCCAACGCGCACGATGTCCGGCACTTTGCCTGCGCCACGCTCAAGGATGAGCGCAGTCGCCTTCACGCGATCGCTGTCCTTCTCGCCACTCTCAGCGATGCCTTCGAGGATCGCCTGTGCTCGGGGCAGGAACGCCTTGAAGCCCTGGTCCATCTCACGAACCAGCCGATCCCGAATGGCGTTGTAGATCCTCGGAGGTAGTGGCTTAGTGCGTCCCTTGAACTCGTTGTCGATGTCCCGTCCTCGGAACCGCTGGCACTCCATCTCATCCAGCTCATCAACTGAGAGCTCGCCATCCAGCAGCATCTGGTGCCGGGACTTCTCAGGCACTTCACCAGCGGCTTTAGCAGCACGCTTCTCAGCAGCCTTACGCCTGATCGTCTCATTCGCCTTCAAGCGACCGGCGTTGAGCGCTGCCTTCTGGGCATCGGTAGCATCACCTTTCGCAGGCATCGTTTCTTCCAATCTCAGTTCGCTCCGCTAATAGGGCATTCACCCAACTCTACTGCACAGGTGAGACCGAGTCCGACGTGACCTCTTCGGACCCCACGTTTACCAGCGACAGCCCGGTGGCCGGATCCACACCTTCCATGTGCACAGCGCGGGTGATCGTGGACGCACCATCCTCATCGACCACCACGGCGTCAGTAGCCGTCGACTTCGAACGCACCAAGATCCCACGCCGCTCCACCGTCGTCAGGTGGTCCAGGTGAGCAATGGACGCATCGGTCCTCTTCCCGGTCAGCTGTCCCGCAACCAGCCCGGGCTCGCCGCCGTACTCCGTCGGCCCCATGTCATCGACCATCGACGGCTCGAACTCAATCGGCCCTGTGCTCATAAGAACCCCAATCACAACCCGTCAGAACCCGCTCACAAACCCTGTCGTTTGCGTTGAGATTCTACGCGAGACGCCTCACACCCACCAGGCAGCTCATGCTCCACCTTGTCCTGTACCGCCCTCATCCGAGACGGACGCACCGGGCCGAACGCAGGCAAGTCAGCGAC